TCCTATTAAAAATTTTTTATCTTTTTTCATAGTTCTCTCCTAAGAAAACATGACACCCTTGGTAGGTGTCATATATCAAGTATAACATCTATTTGCCAGCATGTCAAATTAAAAATGTTATATTAGTAAGATAATTAAAAAAAATTATTTAAAATGATATAATATTTATATGGCAACAGGATTATCAGGAACATATAACTTACCATTTCCACAGGTTGATGATTATGTAAATGTTCACGGAGATATAGAGTCTTTAACTTCTACTTTAGATACAACCCTTGCTGGTCTAGGTCTTTCTTACATGAAGTTGGATGTTAAAAATATTAGCGGAACCTCAATTAATGCTGGATATCCTGTATATGTAACTGGTTTTTCTACTAAAACTACTGTTGCAAAAGCATTACCAGAAACAACTGCTCCAATACTTGGATTAATGAGATCAACAACATCTAATAACGCTGATGGGGTGTGCGTGGTATCTGGAGTTCTTCCTGGAGTAAATACATCATCATTTGTAGCAGGAGATATTTTATACGTTAAAGATGGTGGAGGATTAACGGCAACACGTCCATCTAGTGGTGCTGGTGCAATTGCTATATGTGCATATTCTGATGCAACAAATGGAATTTTAGTAGTTACCGCTAAAGGTAACGGTACTTGGGGAGCATTAAAGAACGGTCTTTCATAATTATTTCTTCAAAGATGATATAATTATGATATGGCCACTCTTAGAAACTCTTCTCAAGATTTATATAACGTAGGTGCAAAACCCCCAACTGTTAAATGGACAGTAGTTCGTGGTGATACCTCAGCATTTAAGGTTTACGTAACAGATGATCAACAATCTCCCTTAGTAATAGAAGATTGGGACATTGCTATGAAAATTAAAAGACCAAATGATGTTGCAGATCTTGGAGTAATTACAGACAACGCAACCACTGTTATGGCTTTAAATCCAGCAGCAGATGCAGATGATTTAGATGGAGAATTTACAGTTAGACTTTTAGCAGAAGAATCACATAATCTTCAAACAGGAGATATCTTTGATATCGAGTTATCTAATGCAGATACAGTATGGACAGTAGCACAAGGTAGCATGATTATCCTTGAAGATGTAACTGATTAATGGCAACAGCAATTATTATTGATAATAATAAACAAAAATTAAGACGTATTGAAACGTCAGATTATTACAAAACCAACATATCCTACAAACCCAACACGGTAGAAATAAACTACACCCTACCTTTTAGAATAAGATTTACTACCATAACAATAGAAGGATATGGTCCAAATAATGTACCACCAATACCCCTTCAAATAATTGGATTTAGCAACTATATATTATAATGTAAAAATCAAAATTATGTTATAATCTAAGTATGGCACAAATATCTATTCCTACAATAAAATCACGTTATGAGACTGGCGATAGGCCATCTCAACAAGACTATGAAGATTTAATTGACACTACTTCTTCGCAGGCCACCAGATTAGGAACTTATGGAAATAATGATAACACAATTTCTGAAATAGATAATTTTACAGTAATAGATACATTTAATTCTACAGAATGGAGAGTAGTTAAATACCTTGTTTCAATTTCTAAAAAAACACAAGGAGATAACTACTACTATGCAACAGAGTTGACCGTATTGGTTGATGGGATAAATCTCAATGTAACCGAATATGGAACAATAGATAATGATGGGAATATTGGCACCATTGATATATCTAGATCTGGAAGTGTGGTTAGTTTAAACTTTACCCCACATCCAACAATCAAGCCAGTCACTGTACGTTACGCACGTATAGGACTTAAGGCATAAAAGGAGAAGATAAGCAATGGCAACAGTAACAAAAAATTTCAAAGTAAAGAGTGGTTTAGTAGTAGAAGGTACCACAGGTACTATTAACAACTATGACATTCTTACAAAAAAACAAGATGATCAAGATTATCTTATTGATCTTATTGAAGGTGCTGCTACCTCAGCAAGCACTGCTTTAAAAGTAGTAATACGTGATGCAAATGGAGATTTTGCTGCAAGAGAAATCTCAGCAGATCTTATAGGAGACGTTCTTGGTCAAGTATCAGATATCTCTAATCACGATACTGATGATTTAACAGAAGGTTCAACAAATCAATACTTTACAGCACAACGTGTAAAGAATGTTTTGACTGGATCAACACAAACTAATATTTCTATAACAGAAGTTGATGGAGACTTACACATCACTGCAGAAAACGGTGTGGACGATTCTACAACTGATGATTTAGAAGAAGGCACAACAAACAAGTACTTTACAGAACAACGTGTTCGAGATACACTTACAGGTGGAGATGGAATTTCATTTAATGATACAACTGGAGATATATCTGCTGATGTGTCTGGTGGTCTTCATATTGATGCTGCACAAATTAAAATTGATCGTACAACAGTAGATACTTGGTATGATGCAAACGGAGCAGCAAGCGATGTTGCTGGAGATCTTTCAACACACGAAGGTTTAACTTCTGGAGTACACGGAGTAACTGGTTCAGTAGTTGGAACAACTGATACACAAGATCTTTCAAATAAAAGATTTATTGATACAACATATTTTACAGATGGTGTAACAGTAAATGATGAAGGACAAATTTCTATTCTTTCTCCAAACCATGAGTTTGAGATTAAGGCTAATTATGGAGATCTTGATCTTAAAACAGTAGCGTCTGGTGCTGATGTTAAAATTATTTCAGATAGTGGAGATATAATCCTTGATGCAGATGGAAATTCATACATTGGTGGATCATCAGCAGGTAACGAGATTGCAACTCACTCATATGTAGATAACGCAATTTCTGGTCTTGACTGGAAGAATGCAGTACACGTAAAGATTGATTCAAACATTAGCGATCTTTTAGATGCCGCTGGAACATACGATGGACATGTTCTTACTACAGCAGATGCTGGACTTAGAGTACTTCTTGTAGGGCAGACAACAGGATCACAAAATGGTATCTATGTTATTTCTAACGTTGATGGGGATGTAGTTTTAACTCGTTCAGCAGATGCAGATGTATACACAGAACTTCTTGGTGCAGCAGTTTATGTTGCAGAAGGAGACCAATATGGTGCAACTTCTTGGGTACAAAGCAATGCTTACCTAACTGATTTTACAGCACAAAACTGGACACAGTTCTCTGGTTCAGGTTCTGTAACAGCAGGATCAGGCATTACAGTAGATGGTCTAGAAGTTTCAGTAGATCGTACAACTGTTGATACTTGGTACGAACCAGCAGGTGCTATTTCAACACATGCTGATTTAACTTCAACACACGGAGTTTCTGGTAATATTGTTGGAACATCAGATACTCAAAGTCTTTCCAATAAAACAATTACAGATTCACTTCATTTTCAAGATGGCATAAATAATTATTCTGCAATTTATGCAAATGCAGATAATTTAAAAATTGATGGTAGTGATGATATAGTACTAACTACTAATAATGGCGACATTATTCTTAATGCAGATGGTACTTCATACCTTGGATCAGCAGCATCTGGAAATGAAATTGCAACTCAGCAATATGTAGATGACCAAGATACTGATGATGTAGCAGAAGGTACAACAAATCAATATTTCACAGCACAAAGAGTTAGAGACGTATTAACTGGTTCAACCCAAACAAACATCTCTATCACTGAAGTTTCTGGTGAATTGATCATTACTGCAGAAAACGGAGTAGAAGACTCTACTACAGATGATTTAGACGAAGGTACAAATAATCAATATTTTACCGATGCTCGTGCTAAAGGTTCTGCAGCAGATTTGTTAACAAATGCAACACTAACAAACATTACAATCACAGGCTCAGGTTCAGGACTTACTATTACCGCAGAAAATGGTGTAGCAGATTCTGATACAGATGATCTAACTGAAGGAACAACAAACCTTTACTTCACAGATCAACGTGCAGTAGATGCTCTTGAAGCAGTAGTTCCTAATTTCACTGAAATTGATGTTAATAGTGTTGCTAGACAAGTTGCAGCAACAGTAGAAGTTGCAACAGCAAGCACAATTACAGCATTCGATTGGGCAAAAGCATCATTTCGCTCAGCAGAATTTTTAGTAAAGGTTGCTTATAGCACGCACACAGAAATATCAAAAGTTATGTTAACTCTTGATACTTCAGACAACATAGCAATTACAGAGTACGCAATTGTAGGAACAAATGGATCTTCATCCAGCATTTCTGCAGACGTATCTGGAACAGATGTAAGACTAAGAGTAACAACATTAAACAATAACTCAGATGTAACAGTTGTTGGCACATTGTTAGTTTAGTAAATAACTTAAGGAGGCTATAGTTTGACGACTAATAATAAAGACTTTAAAGTCAAAAATGGTCTTCTAGTTACCAATGGCGGATCCTTTGGTGGCAGCGTAGTAGTAGGTACACCTACACAAGATAATCATGCTGCCACTAAAGAATATGTAGATGATACGCTAGTTTCATCTGGTGGAATCCCATATTCAGAAAAGGGTGCTGCTAATGGTGTTGCAACATTAAATGGACTAGTTGTTGTTCCAGATGAGCAAATATCTTCTGACATAGCAAGAATGTCTCAAGTTTCTGCTTCATATAATTATGTTTATCAACAACTTGAAAATGTAAATGAAACGCTTACTCTTAGTGTGTATGATGCAATAAGTAGTTCAAATTTTTATACAGACGAAAGTGTAACAGCATTAGCAAACACAATAGACATTGAACAGATTAATAATAACATTATAGATGGAATAGCAACAAGTGCATCATACACTGATGGTTCAATAGCACTTTATTCAAATTTAGTAAGTGATGAATTTTTTGCTACAAATGCATTAATTAGCAGTGTTTCACAAGATTTATTAGACGTAAGTGCATCACTTTCTTTGTCTATTGAGGAATCTCAAACATCATCTGCTTGTTATGCTTATCAATTAATTTATGCAGAGGCTGAAGCCAGAAATACACAAGTTTTGGGTGCAATAAACACAGCAGCACAAGATTCTTTAGATAAGGTAAATGCTCACAATCTTTTAACAGAAAATGTACACGGAATAGTAAATACAGCAAACTTAGTTACACTTGACGGCACACAAACACTTACAAATAAAACTATACAATCTCCTTTGGGAATAACTAAATCAGATGTTGGTTTAGGTGATGTAGATAATACCTCAGATTTGAATAAGCCAGTATCAACTGCACAACAAAGTGCTTTAGATTTAAAAGCAAACTTAAATGGCCCAACTTTTAGCAATACAGTAACTGTAGACAGTTTTGAAGTAAATGATTACATACATTTGACTCCATCAGCAAGTGCAAATTACCCAACATGGCAAGAAGGTAATTTTTATTATAGTGATGACGAAAAAACATTTATTGGTCAAGGCAGTGGAACAAATTTTGAAATGAGTTTAGGACAAAGAGAGTGGGTAAGGTGTAGAAATTCAACATTAACAACAATTCCTAAAGGTACACCAGTATATATAAATGGAGTACATATTTCTGGAGATCCAGTTTATGGACACTGCCCAACTATTGATATAGGAGACGCAACAGATGGAACTAAAACTAATATTATTGGATTAACTGGTGAAAGTATTAATTCAAACTCATTTGGATATGTTGTTGTTCGTGGATACTTAAAAGGAATAGATACTTCTGCACTCACTAGTGGTGGACGCTTTCATTTAGGTTTTGAATCTCCTGGACAAATAGTTGCAGATGCTCCAGAATACCCGAATTTCCCAACAGACCTTGGAATTTGTTTAACATCAGATGATATTGATGGGAGTGTGTATGTTCATATTGTTGATCATGCTTTTGAAAGAATAAGAGTTATAGATGGTGCATATATTGATGGAGACTTAATAGTTGGTGGAGATTTTACATTAATTGGTTCTCAATCTGAATTACAATTAACTAATCTTTCTGTTTCAAATAATTTTATTTATTTGAATAGTGGAGATACCATTGGAGCATTAGGAACTACTTTCTCTGGAACTGGTGTAGATGATGCAACACTTGTTGGTCATTATGATGGAACAACAACTAAAACTTTTAAAGTTAAGATTACAATAAACGGTAGTGGAAGCAATCCAGATTCATTTAGATGGTCAGTAGATAACTTTGTAACAAACAATGGTTCAGATATTTTAATTGAGCCAGGAGTAGAGTACGCACTTAGTGACGGTATTAAAGTTTCTTTTATAGAAGATCACGGACATATTCTTGATGATATTTGGTCTGGTACAGCATCTCCAGTTAATTTAGACATCGCTTTTATTGGCAATAGAAATACTGGTAATACTGGCACTGGATATACACATCTTGGAATGTTTTTTGATGTTAGTGATGACAAGTTTAAATTTTTTAAAGAGTATGACCCTGAACCTACTGGAACAATAAATACAGCAGATGCATCTTTTACATTAGGTACAGTTGTGGCATCTTCTTTTGAAGGTAGTGGAAATAATATAACCGATATTAATGCAAATAATATTACAACTGGAACAATAAGCGAAACAGTAATACCATCATCTATTGCTAGAACAAGTAGTCCTTCATTTACTACCCCTACTCTTGGTGCAGCAAACGCAACAAGCATCACATTTTCTGACGGAACCCAATCATTACAAGGTGTCCCATCATTAACACCAATTATTCAAAAAACAGCAAGTTATACTTTGTCAGCATTAACTGAAAGAGATGATTTGATAGAAATGGGTAGTTCTAGTCCAACTACATTGACTATTCCTCTTAATTCAGCAGTAGCCTTTCCAATTGGAACTTCTCTTGATATTCTTCAAACTGGTACAGGACAGGTAACAATTGATGGAGAAGTTGGAGTAACAATAAATGCTACTCCAGGATTAAAATTAAGAACACAATGGTCTTCGGCAACTATATTTAAAAGAGCAGAAAATACTTGGGTTGCATATGGAGATCTAACTAACTAAGTGTTTGATATAATAAGGTTTAGGGAGAAAAATGGCAGCAGGAAAAAAGGCAGGAAGAAAGTCACAACAGGCTAATGACTTTTTAGCACCAAAAGCACCAACAATTGGTACAGCAACAAACGTTGGAACAGGGCGGGCATATAACAATGGTGCAGCCACAGTAACATTTACAGCAGATCCTACCTATGCAGCAGATTCTTTTACAGTTACATCAACTCCAGGTAGTTTTACAGCAACTGGAGCATCATCTCCAATTACAGTTACAGGTCTACAATCAGATACCACATATACCTTTACAGTAACTGCAACTAATACCTATGGAACATCAGCAGCATCAACAGCATCTAATTCTATTACTTCAACAACAGTTCCAGACAAACCTGGCACGCCAACTGCATCTTCTCCAAACGCAAATGAAGACCAAATTAGTTGGTCAGCACCTGCAAATGGTGGATCAGTAATTACGAATTATTATTGGGAATCAAATGATAGTAAAGCGGGTAATTCTGGAACTTCAACAAGTGCATCATTAGGACAAGAAGCAGGAACCTCTCAAGCATATAGGGTGTATGCTACAAATGCAAATGGAAACTCTGTTTTTTCTGATTATTCTAATACTATAACCACAACATTTTCTTTTGCTCCATTTGGAGTTTTTGGATTCTCTCCTTTTGAAGTATTTAGTTTTGTACCTTTTTCAGTATTTAGTTTTACACCTTTTAAAGTATTTGGTTTTTCTCCATTTTCATTTACACCATTTAAAGTATTTGGTTTTTCTCCATTTAGAGTATTTGGTTTTTCTCCAACAATCAGATGCATAGACCAAGATACTTTAATTCTTACAGTTTCTGGTTGGAAAAAAGCACAAGATATTAGGATTGAAGATAGTTTGTTGTTGCAAACATTTGATAATAAACCAATTGTGGATACTGTAGAAAAATTAAAAGAATGGAAAGTTAAAGATTTAAATAATTTTAAAATAATAGAATCTAGGATAGAAGATATTATTATAACACCAGTTAAAAGAACTGTCATAATTAATAAAGATATAAATAAAAGAATATCAGATTCAGAAGAAATTTTAATATATAGAAATAAAGAATATTTATTTTGTACATCAACAAAACTCATAGTTGGAGATTATTTAGTTACAAATATTAATGGGCTAGAATTTAGATATTTATTAGAAAGTTTTGAGATTATAGAAGAAGATAGAACAGTATATAGTTATAAATTTAAAGATATAGGATTTATAAACGCATCTGGTATAACAACACATCCAGAATATTATCCAGAATATCTTTAAAATCTATGTGATATAATTCTATGTGATATAATTTATTTAAACAGATAGGAATAAAATGCAAAATAGTTTACCACCAGAAATTCCTGGGATTAAGAGTTCATTAAAGCCACATAAATTTTTTGAAAGATTTTTAAATAATGATCTTGATATTTTATCTCAAGAGTTGTCAGAAAGATATAAAAAAATTGAACAAGTAGAACTAGAGGGTATAACTCCAGTAACAAAAGATGATTTTTGGACCGAGTCTGGAAGTGTTTCTACAGTTAAATGGAGAGAATATAACGTATTTCAATTTCATAGTGTTGGATTGTTTAATTTGTATAAATCAATAAGCGAAATGGCTAAAGAGGCCTGCGAATACTATGAGTTAGATTTTGATAAAGAAAAATTTATGGTTCAGGGATGGTTTAATATTAACTATAATAAAAAAGGAAAACTTAATTGGCATGATCATGGTCATTCAGGAGCACCACATTTTCATGGATATTATTGCGTAAAAGCAGAACCATCAACAACATATTATAAAGTTTTTGGTAAAGATATTATAAATAAAAATATAGATAATCGTGCTATATTTTCAGAAATGGGACATCCACATGCACAAGGAGATTGGAGTTGGGATGGTCCAAGAATAACTGTTGCTTACGATGTTGTTCCACTAAGAGATTTACAACAACTTGGAATGGAAAATGAACAACATTGGATTCCTCTGTTGTGAAAAATAATAGTCAACCACATAAGTTTTTTGAAAAATATTTAAACAATGAACTAAATACTCTTTCTCAATATTTATTAAATGTAGAAAAAGATTTATTTAACGGAATTTATCCAAAAGTTTCTAAAGAGTTTGCAAGTAATATTGGTGGTACGCACAACCTAGGAACTAAGTTTAATATTTTTCAATGCTATAATCCACAAATTCACAAATTATTTTCAGCATTAAGAGATATGACTGTGGAAGCATGTGTTTATTATGGTATTGACTATAAAAAACAAGCCTATATGGTACAAGGATGGTTTAATACCGACGGTATTGCTGAACCACCAGTAGATGAATCAAGTCATTATCATGATCACTTAGGAGGAACTGGTGCTCCTAATTTTCACGGATACTACTGTGTAGATGCTGAGCCATCGGTTACATATTACAAAATAGGTGGGCAAGACAAGCCTGTAATTGAAAACATTAATAAAAACAATAGGGCTATTTTGTCTGAAACTGGTCATCCTCATGGAATAGGTCCTTGGTTATTTGATAAACCAAGAATAACAATTGCTTATGACATATCTCCAATGATGTATATGGATGGAGATGAATTACAGCATTGGGTTCCATTACCTTGAGTAAAATACTTTGTTTTATTTTTGGACATAAAATAAATTCAATTACATGTCCTTATACTAAAAATACATATACATTATGTGAACGTTGTAGTTCAAAACCACATACAGCAATGTCATTTCACTAACGCACAAGTTAAACATGGGGAGAGTTTTTAAAATTAAAAAACTCTGTTATACTTAGTACTTATTCAATTTCATTTAATAGGAGAAAATCAATGTCAGACTTTTTTAGTTTTAAACTTCCAGAGGATTTTGTAGCAAAGTATACAACCATGGATAGTCCATTTGGATTTAACGATGCTGGAAACAACTCACTAGGTGAGATTACTTTTATAAGAACATATTCTCGTGTTAAAGAAGATGGTACTAAAGAAAGATGGTACGAAGTTTGTAAGCGTGTAATTGAAGGTATGTATTCAGTGCAAAAAAATCATGCAAAAGAAAACAGATTGCCATGGAATGACTATAAGGCTCAAAAGTCTGCTCAAGAAGCATTTGACCGTATGTTTAATCTTAAATGGACACCACCAGGTCGTGGCATGTGGGCATTTGGAACCCCTATGACAATGGAAAAAAGGAACTCTGCAGCCCTTCAAAACTGTGCCATGGTATCTACCAAGGATCTAGATAGAAACGATCCAGGAGCCCTGTTTGCGTGGGTTATGGACGCCCTTATGCTAGGTATTGGAGTTGGTTTTGATACCGTTGGACAAGACAAAGAATTTTCTATATACACACCATCAGAAGTTGAATCGGTTTATGAAATTCCAGATACTAGAGAGGGATGGGTAGAGTCTGTTAGATTATTGTTAAACTCATATCTCAGACAAGGCCAATCAAAACAAAAATTTAATTATGATTTAATAAGACCATTTGGTGCCCCCATTAAAGGTTTTGGCGGTACAGCATCAGGACCAGATCCATTAATAAAATTACATAATCAAATTGATAACGTTATAGGCAATAGAACAGGAGAGAAACTTGATTCTAGAGCAATAGTAGATGTTATTAACTTAATTGGAACTTGTGTCGTTGCAGGAAATGTTCGTAGATCAGCAACACTAGCATTAGGTTCTGCCGAAGACAAAGACTTTATTAATTTAAAAAATCCAGAGGTTTTTCCAGAAAGAAATTCATTTGATTCAGATAATCCAGGTTGGGCTTGGATGTCTAATAACTCTATTTCTGCAACTGTTGGAACCAAGTACGAAGACTATGTAGATTTAATTGTAAATAACGGAGAGCCAGGTTTTATATGGTTAGATGTTGCCAGAAACTACGGCAGATTAAAAGATCCAGCAGATAACAAAGATTATAGAGTTATGGGATTTAATCCATGTGCAGAACAACCATTAGAGTCTTATGAATTGTGTACACTGGTTGAAGTTCATTTAAATAGACATGAAGATAAAGAAGACTTTTTAAGAACATTAAAGTTTGCATACTTATATGGAAAAACAGTTACACTAGTTCCAACTCATTGGCAACAAACAAATGGTATCATGCAAAGAAACAGAAGAATCGGAACTTCTTTAACTGGAATTGCTTCTTTTTCAGATAAACACGGTTTGCCAACAGTTCGTGAATGGATGGATGAAGGATATTTAAATATTAAAAAATATGATCATCAATATTCAGAATGGCTTTGTGTTCGCGAATCAATCAGAGTTACAACAGTGAAACCTTCTGGTAGCGTAAGTATTCTTTCTGGAGCAACTCCAGGAGTTCATTGGGGTCCAGGTGGAAGATTCTTTATGAGAGCAATTAGATTTGGTGAAAATGATCCTATGGTTCATTTATTTAAGGCTGCTGGATATAAGATAGAAGATGACGTTGTTTCTGCAAATACAAAGGTTGTTTATTTTCCAATTGCTTCTGAGCACCAAAGGGCTGAAAAAGATGTTTCACTTTTTGAAAAAATTGCTCTTGCAGCAACTGCTCAAAAATATTGGTCAGACAATGGCGTATCAGTAACGTTGTCTTTTGACAAAGAAACAGAGTCTAAATATGTTGCTCCAGCATTACACATGTATGAGGGACAATTGAAGGCAGTATCATTTTTGCCTATGGGAAACACGGTATATCCACAACAACCATATACAGAAATTACTGAAGAAGAGTATAATAGTTATGTAGGAAAGATTGGTAAGATTAACTGGGATGCTATCTATGATGGAGTAAAAAATCTAGAAGCACAAGGTGAGTCATACTGCACCACTGATGTTTGTGAAATAAAGATAGGTTAATATGGAAGACTTTAAGTCTCAAATTAAGTATGTTGAGGGATTTATGGATCCCAGTGAAGCAGAATTAATAACTCAATATGCCAAAAAACACTCTGAATTGTTTTCTAATTATGGAAACAATGAACAAGAATTTACAGTTCATACATACCACGAAATAGGTGGTTTAGATGAAAACATTCTTAATGTTATACAAAATACTGCACATAAAGTATATGATTTTGTTATAAATAACTATGAATATAGTTTTGAACCGTTTATTGATGAAAAAACACATATTGCTAAATTTGTTGAAGGTGCAGGAATGCACGAACACTTTGATTCATCTAGACCAAAAGACATAGCAACACTAGTTTATTTAAATAATGAATATGAGGGTGGAGACATATATTTTCCAGAATACAACATGTCCTTTAAGCCAAATCCTGGAGACCTTTTATGTTTTCCAGATAATCCAAACTTTATTCACGGAGTTAAGCAAATATCAAAGGGTGTTAGGTTTACGTTACCACGCTGGTTTACACGTATTTTATGATAAAATAGATTAGGAGAACAATGTATAACCCATCCAATCTATATGCTGAAAAAATATTTTCTGAACATCCAACTGCTCTTTGGGCTTTAGACGATAACTCAGACTATATCAGCCTTATAAATGATGTAGATAGAAATATATCTTTATGGGATTTATCAGAATGTACAGCATCTATATCTTCTACGGTATCTGATCAACCATTTATAGATAATGCCAGATATGTTATTCAAGGTATTCCTTCAGAAACAGAAAGTAAAACTGCTACTTTAATAAGCAATAATTTATTTAATTTTGACTCACTTAATCAAGACTATGATTCTTTTTCCATAGGGTGTTACTTTTATTCTGAAAGTTTATACTTAAACTCTATTTCTATTGGTTATGAATATACAGATGTCAACAGTAGCACAATAATTCAAAATTTAAAAAATGTACCAATTACTGTAAATGAAAAATGGATGTTTTTATCAGAAACATTTCCAATTATTCAACAAAGTACAAATATTAGGGTTGTTATAAAAATTGGATATTCTCCTAGTTTAGAACTTCAAGATCAATATCAATTTTTTATTAATGGATTAAGCATTGGCCAATGGTCAGAAGAGTTTAATTCACAATCACTTGGATTAGAACTTTCAAATGTTTCATCTTCAATAGCATTAGAGTCTTCTTATGGCATTGAAGCAAAAAGTTATGGTTCAAATACTAATGTTGGATATTATTTATCTAATAATAATTTTTTAACAGCAAAAAATTTTGGAGTACCTTTAGTATATGGTGCATACAACACAACACACTTATATCCTAATAAAAATATAGACAATAGCGTAAAGCCATCATTAATTATTCCAGGTCTTGGATTTTTAAATGAAGTTGGTAAATATCAAGATTATACTTTTGAGATGTGGGCAAAAATTACCAATTTTTCAAAAGAAAATAAAAAAATATTTGGACCAATATCTTCTAGTGATGGTTTGTATGTTGAAGATTCTTTTTTAACTTTAGTTGTTGGAAATAATTTTAAGTCTGCATATATTAATGAGTGGTCAAAGCCAATGTTAATTCAAATTACTTATTCGATTAATCAAATAGCATTAATCATAAATGGAGAAAATGTTTTTACAATTTCATTTGATGGTTCTTTGCTTAACTTACCAAAAGAATATTCAGAAACAAATAAAAATCAAGACTGGTTAGGGTTTTATTGTTATGAAGATGTCTTACCTATAGAGTTAGACTGTATTGCTATTTATCCATATGTTGTTCCAGAGGTTGTTGCTAAAAAAAGATGGGTATATGGTCAAGCAGTTTCATCTGTAGAAAGTATAGATAGTTCTTACAATGGAACTTCTGCACAAATGGACTATACTTTTTCTAATTATGCAGTTAATTATTCGTATCCAAATATAGGAAGTTGGGGTCAAGCAAAAATAGATAACTTGGTTGGAGATAGATCATCTTTGCACACTCCAGAATATATTTTACCAGAAATATTTTTAGACAACGGAACTACAGATCAGTTATACTCTGAATGCAAAAACATACAAAATGAAGATACTTTGTTTTTTACATTAAAACCAGACACAGATTTTAATGGTATATTAAAATATAGTTCATATAATGTTTTAATAGATAAAATAAGTTGCATATACGGAGTATTTGAAGTGAATGAGTTTTCAAATACTACTGAAACCTTATTGTTAATAAAAAATAAAATAAACTCTGATTACTTTTCTATAACATTAAATGGATCATCAGTATATTATAAAATTATGTTGAATGGTTTAGAAACAATATTGCATGAAGAAGAATATTCTTATGAAAAATTTCAGATAGGAATAAATATAGATAGACTTATTCTTAGTTTTGGAAAAAACGTTGCTGCATTTTTTGGAAATACAAGTTCTCTTGAAATAATGTTACTTAATGATGATAGTTTAAATTCATGTTATTCAGGAAAAGTTTATAGTTTTGGATTTTCTACTAAACTTGGTTTTGAAAAAATTGCTATTCATTTTAATGATAATGGCATAGTAAAATTAGGAAACGAGTTAATTAATCACATAGCCAGTTATACTTTTTTGCCAAAAATAAATTATGACAGATATTATTTAGACATAGGTGTTGAGGGGTATTGGGAAGACTACGTTCCATTAAAATATTTTGCTAAATATACAACAAATTATTCTAATGAAAAAAAATATGATTTGGATTATCTTCAATTTAATCTAGATTATCCATCTCCGTCTAAATTTCAATCAAGTACAGAAGTAGAAAATTGGACATATGGAGATTTAAATGATTTTTTTTCAGTTCCCATTGCTAGAACTTATGAATATCTTGATAATTCTGTATATACTGGATATAAAAGTTATGATGATTTATCATATAATAGATCAAGTCTTCAGTATGAATATGATACAAGAGAGTCAATAGTTAAAGCATATATTTCCTTTCAGTTTATAAAAGACGGTTTAAACAAAGACATCAACTCTTTTACTAATATTGCTCCAGCACTTAAAAATGGATTAATTAATATAGACAATTATGAAGATTGGCAAAATACTTTATTTGAAGTAGTTAACGATAGTATTATTTATCCACCTTCAAATGTTGACTTTAATGACTTGGCAATTGTTGTTGCATTAAAGTTTACCCATCCTGGAATTATTGAAAAAGAATTAAAATTAAAGTCTTTAGAGTTGTCATCTCAATCTTTTGATGAAAATAGTCCAAGTGTAATTGGTACAAGATCTGGAACAAAATTGTATCCATATGTAAAAAATGGTTTGTATTATAATTATAAAAGTAAAAATCCCATAAGCGTTTATAAAAAAAGTACTCCATATTTATTTTTATCTAGATATAGTGGAATATCTTTAAGGGGGTCTATAGACCCATTTGTTGATAGAGGGATTGGGATAATAATAAATGAAAATAAAACATCTAATTATTTAATAAACAATGTTCAGTTGGCAGTAAGATATGATGAGGATTTTTTTAATCCAACTCCAACTCCAATTTTTGAGATAGTTTTAGAAAATTATAATATAAATTTTTACATGATTGCTAATAGTCCTAATGCAGATCGTGCAAAAATATATGCAGTAAATTCAAAAACTGGAAAATTAGAAAACGGTATATCTTATTATTTAAATGGTATTTTGGTATCAAATCCAATTATTACTAAAAAATATTGGAACTTTATAAGTTTGTCGTTTGCAAATCCATTAAAATTTAATTCATTTTCTGGATCTATTAATTTAAAAAATGGATTAACTTTTAATAATATATCTTATTATAAGATTTCATCTTTAAAACAAAGACAGTCCTTTTCTACTAGAGTTTGGGACAACGTAAAGCAACAATACGTTATAGGAAGTCCAACTCCAGTATCTTTTGATTGGCAATATTGGGATTCCTCTTATCTATGGTATGGGGTTTTAGTAAGAAATAGTAGTTATGATTATGGAACAACTCCATCCGACATTTATAAAACCTATATGGGAACAAATAAAATAATTGTTGGAAACGAGGGAGAAAAATCATTTACGGTAGGTTCTAATGAGGTTAATGTATATACTGGATCATCTTGGCAACAATATGTTGTATCGGCAACATAATATGGTATACTTGTGGTTATGAATAGTAATAATATAAACAAAAATGGTAAACCACGCATGAAAGGCCAAATTGGCGATTCTAAAATAACAATGATTGAAAAAAATTATAATTGGGGTATATACGTTTGGAAAAAGGCTAATGGCAGATGGTTTACTGATGGAAGTGGTAATATATTAAATATACCAGCAATGAAAAATGATATTGCCGCACTAGCAGAAATAAAAAAAGCAGCAGCATATTATGGAGAACCAGACGGAGAACCTGTATTTTTTCCAGGTATGGGAAGGGTTTCAGACGAAGAGTATTCTGAACAATTGGATAGAATGAAGTCAGGTTTAATTCCTAACTTAAACGATCTTGGTGCAGTCGCAGCAGCAAAAGCAACAATTGCTAAATATGGTGATGAAGAATAATGAGTGAAGATTTTGATTATATTATTGGTGCAAGAATAGATGAAAATCAACAATCTCCAAATGCTTTTGCCAACTCAGATCCATTTAGTAAAAACTGGGAAGAGTTAAAAAACTATTCTGGTTTAGATAATAATTTTAAACGTCGTGCAGCAAGAATGTCTAAAGCATTGGTAGATACAACCCAACAATCTTATATTGATAGTTCTATAGCGGTTCCACAAGGTCTTGATGGTGCTCGCTCTAATCAGATAAATCCTGGTAACGTTTTTAGAAATGGTTATGGACTATTTGACGTAATCACTCCGCCATGGAATGTTTATGAACTAGCCAATTACTATGACACATCTTTTGCAAATCACGCAGCCATTGATGCTAAGGTTGAAAATATTGTAGGTTTGGGATATGATTTTGATGTATCAAAAAGAACAATGCTTAAATTAGAAGGATCTTCTGATGATGCAGCGGTAAGTCGTGCAAGAAATAGAATTGAAAGAGCCAAAATTGAATTGCGTGATTGGTTAGAAAGTTTAAACGGAGATGATTCTTTTACCACAACAATGGAAAAGATATACACAGATGTTCAGGCTATTGGTAATGGATATATGGAAATTGGTAGAACCACTCGTGGTGAAATTGGATACGTTGGTCATATTCCAGCAACCACAATGCGTTGTCGTAGATTAAGAGATGGGTATGTACAGGTTATTGCAAATAAAGTTGTTTACTTTAGAAATTTTGGTGCAACAAACGCTAACCCAGTAACCGCAGACCCAAGGCCAAATGAAATTATTCATTTTAAACAATACTCGCCACTAAATACCTTTTATGGAGTACCAGATATTATTTCAGCAATATCTTCGTTACAGGGTGATCAATTAGCATCACAATATAACATAGACTACTTTGGCAATAAAGCAGTTCCAAGATATGTGGTAACCATGAAAGGTGCCAAACTATCTGCAGATGCAGAAGACAAGATGTTTAGATTTTTACAAACTGGATTAAAGGGTCAGAACCATAGAACTTTATACATACCTCTTCCTGGAGATACAGAAAATAATAAGGTAGAGTTCAAGATGGAGCCTATTGAATCTGGTGTACAAGAAGGATCATTTAAAGAATACAGAAAACAAAATCGTGATGATATTTTGGTAGCACATCAAGTACCACTTTCAAAACTGGGTGGCTCAGACTCAGGTGCAATCGCAGCAGCCCTGGCTCAAGATAGAACATTTAAAGAGCAAGTAGCCAGACCAGCACAGGCTCAACTAGAAAAACAAATCAATAAGATTATACGTGAAAAGCAAGATATCTTAGAGTTTAAGTTTAACGAATTGACATTG